ACTAGAATATTACCATTTACAGATAAGGCAGCATTAAACTTATTCGATGTAAGATATCAATTAAGATTAAATGATTTATATGATTTTTCATCAACTAGTGTTATACATTATGATATGACATTAAGACATTTAGATTTATTAGACCATATACTTGTTGGAGAAAAACCTATAAGATTTAATCAACACAAAAACAGATTATATATTGACATGGATTATGGTGAAGACGTTAAAGCAGGAGATTTTATTATTATAGAATGTTATAGAAAATTAGACCCAGCAACATTCACAGATATTTTTAATGATATTTACTTAAAAAAATATTGCACACAATTAATCAAAAGACAATGGGGTGCAAACTTAATAAAGTTCGGAGGTGTTCAAATGTTAGGTGGAGTTACACTTAACGGAGAACAAATTTATCAACAAGCAATAGATGAAATACAAAGATTAGAAGAAGAAATGAAAAATGCATATGAGTTACCACCGAACTATATGATGGGATAATAAATGGCAACAAATGTTTATTTCGATAGAGGTACGACCTCAGAAAAAAGATTATATGAAGACTTGATGATAGAACAACTCAAGGCTTTTGGCCAAGAGTGTTTTTATATACCTAGAACTTTAGTTGCAAAAGATAATATATTTGGTGAAGACTCTTTAAATAAATTTAGTGCTGCATATATGATTGAAATGTATGTAGAAGATGTGCAAGGTTTTGCAGGTGAGGGTGACTTAATTGGTAAGTTTGGTTTAGAAGTTAGAGACCAAGTTACTTTTGTTGTATCTAGAAGAAGATTTGAAATGTTAGTTAGAGAAAATGCTAACTTGATTGAAAGCTCTAGACCAAATGAAGGTGACCTTGTTTATATGGATAGATTTAAAAAACTATTCAAAATAGATTTTGTTGAAGACGAAGATCCATTTTATCAAGTTGCTGATTTACCTGTTTTCAAACTAAAATGTTCAGTATTCGAATACTCTCACGAAGAGTTTGATACTGGTATTACTGAAATAGACCAAGCACAAACAATAGAAGACGTAAGCACATTAAACTTCCAGATTGGTTTAGAGACCGCATTAGGTACTGGTTCTATTCTTATGGAACCTGAACTTGTAAATGTTGTAAATTTAGAAACGGGAACTTTCCAAGGTTCGGTTGTTGAGTTAGAAGGTGGTATAGGAACATTAGGAAGTGAAAACCCTGATGAGGAAATATTACTAGAAGACCAAGATGATGTTAATAATAGAGTTATTGACCAAGACGGAAATACAATTAGTACCGAAGATGACGCTAGTGAGAAGACATATATAATACAAGAGAGTTATTCCATTGAAACAAATGATGAATATGCAGATAATGCAACTTTCGAAACAGAAGCAGGGTTTGATACACCTTTCAATACGGAAGATGATTTATTAGATTTTTCTGAAAAGAACCCATTTGGAGAGCCAAAACCTTAGGAGATAAAAAATGTTTGATAATACTTTTTACCACGAAATAGTTAGAAAAACAGTCGTATCTTTTGGTACATTGTTTAATAGCTTATATATTGTGAGAACAAATAATCAGGGAGTGGTTACTCAAAGAATGAAAGTTCCATTAGCATATGGTCCTAAACAAAAATTTTTAGTAAGATTAGAGCAAGATCCACAAAGACAAGGTACTAAAACAACTGCAATCACATTACCTAGAATAGGTTTTGAAATGACTGGTTTACAATATGACCCTGGTAGAAAATTAAATAGAATACAAACTTATAAGAAAACAAAAGGGTCTGATAAAAAATCACAACTAAAACAATATATGCCTGTTCCATATGATGTCAATTTTAGTTTATTTGTAATGGCAAAAAATAGTGACGATGCTTTACAAATTGTAGAACAAATTTTACCTTACTTTCAACCAGATTATACAATCACGTTAAATGCAATACCTGACATGCAAATTGTTAGAGATGTTCCAATAGTTTTAAATAGTGTAAACTATTCAGATACTTATGATGGTGATTTTACAACAAGAAGAGTTTTAACATATGACTTTACATTTACAGCAAAAGTTTATATGTATGGTCCTGTTCAAAGTCAGAAAGTTATTAGACAAGTTCAAGTAGACCAATATTCAGATACGAATACTGTTACGGCAAAAAGAGAACAAAGATATACAGTCACTCCATTACCAGCAGATGCTCTTGGTGATGAAGATAATTTTGGTTTCAATGAAACAAGGTCATTCTTCCAAGATGCAGATACCTTTGACCCGAAAACTGGACAAGATAAAGATGAATAGATTATGGTTAAGTCAACTGAACAAAAACTAGATGAATTACTAGAGATTACTGAAAAAGTACCTGTTAAAAAAGAAACTAAAGTAATTGTACCTAGACCTAAAGATGATGAAGATGTATCTGCAGACTACAAATACAGTAGAGAAAATTTTTATAATCTAGTAGAACGAGGTCAAGATGCTATTGATGGTATTCTTGAATTAGCAAAAGAGAGTGAACACCCAAGAACATATGAAGTTGCTGGACAACTAATTAAAAATGTGGGTGAAGTTACAGAAAAACTTTTAGACTTACAAAGAAAATTAAAAGATTTAAAAGAAGTGCCAAATAGTGCACCTAAAAATGTAACTAATGCTCTGTTTGTTGGTTCAACAGCTGAGTTACAAAAGATGATAAAAAAAGATGGCTGAAAATTATCTAGGTAATCCTAATCTTAAAAAAGCAAATACACCTGTTGAATTTACTGCAGAAGATATCAAAGAGTTCAAAAAGTGTGCTAAGAATCCTGTATATTTTATTACAAAATATATTAAGATAACTACACTAGACCATGGACTACAACCATTTAAGATGTATAACTTACAACTTGCTTATGAAAATTTACCGAGATGGTTACAACAAGGAGTTATTTCTTGGAACAAAGGTAGTTTAGAGTTAGAAAACGGTAGTAGAATACTTGCCGCGGCAACATCATCAAGTGCTGTTCGTGGTGGTTCATACAATATTATATTTCTAGATGAGTTTGCATATGTACCTGGTAATATTGCAGAACAGTTTTTTAGTTCAGTTTATCCGACAATATCATCTGGTAAAACTTCTAAAGTTATTATAGTTTCTACACCTCATGGTATGAATATGTTTTATAAATTATGGAGAGATGCTGAAGATGGTAAAAATAGTTATGTTCCAATAGAAGTACATTGGTCTGAAGTACCAGGTCGTGATGCTAAATGGAAAAAAGAAACAATAGCAAATACAAGTGAACAACAATTTAGAACGGAGTTTGAATGTGAATTTTTAGGTTCTGTAAATACTTTAATTAATCCAAGTAAATTAAGAACTATGGCTTATCAAACACCTGGTTTATCAAATGCAGGTTTAGACATATACGAACAACCAAAAGAAAATCATAGATACTGTTTAACAGTAGATGTAGCTCGTGGTGATTTGAATGATGCATCTGCTTTTGTAATATTTGACATTACAACTATACCATATAAAGTAATAGGTAAATATAAGAATAATGAAATTAAACCTATGTTATTTCCACAAGTAATCGAAAGAGTTGCTAAAAATTATAATAACGCAGAAATACTTGTAGAAGTAAATGACATAGGTGGTCAGATAGCAGATACATTACATTACGAATTAGAATATGATAATTTAATTATGGTATCACAAAGAGGTCGTGCAGGTCAAATTGCAGGGTCTGGATTTAGTGGTAAGGGTGCACAACTTGGTGTGAGAACAACTAAAGCAATAAAAAAATTAGGTTGTTCTAACTTAAAAACTATGATTGAAGCTGATAAGATTATCATACAAGACTTTGATATTATATCAGAATTGTCAACTTATATTTTAAAGGGCTCTTCGAAGTATGAGGCTGATGATGGTTCTAATGATGATTTAGTAATGTGTTTAGTTTTGTTTGCTTGGTTATCTAATCAAACATATTTTAAAGAATTAACAGACTCGGATATTAGAGCTAGACTTTACGAAGAACAAAGAAATGCTATCGAACAAGATATGGCACCTTTCGGATTTGTTCAAGACGGTATTTCTAGCACAGAAGAAGAAAGTTTTACTGACCCTTACGGACAAAAGTGGGAAACCGTGAAAATCATTAAAGGTCAGTAAATTATAAATATTTGAACGACAAACCAAATTAATAAGGAGAATAAAAGATGGCTTTTCAAGTATCACCTGGTGTTCTCGTAACGGAAAAGGACCTAACTAATGTAATTCCAGCGGTATCTACAAGTATCGCAGGACTAGTCGTGGTTAGTGAAAAAGGGCCGATGGACGAAATCACACCGATTTCGAGTGAAGATGAGTATGTTAGAGTTTTTGGGAAACCAACTGCTTCTAATTTTGAATATTTTTTTAGTGCAACCAACTTTTTACAATACGGAAATGCTTTAAGGGTTGTAAGAGCAACTCCTACCGGTGCATTAAATGCAACAGATTCCGGTAGTGGAGTTTTAATAAAAAATACTACGGACTATCTTGACAATTATTCTGGTGGAAGTAACAGTAAAGGTGAGTGGGCTGCAAGAGAGGCTGGAGCAAAAGGAAACAACTTAAAAGTTTCAATGTGTTCTAATTCAACTGCGTTTCAATCATCTGGAGGAGGTTCAAACCTAGTCAATGACGCAACTGCGGCTATCGGTGATACAACAATCACTATCGATGATGGCGGTGGAGACAAGATACAAGTCGGTGACTTACTAGAGTTTGGTGATACTTCAGGTAACTTTAATGCTGCACCTTCAGGATTTTTCTACAAGGTAACAGATAACTCATCAGGCACATTAACTATTGCTAGATTTAATACATCAACTGGTCAAACAGAAGCTGGTGGATTACGACATGCAGTTTCAGATAATGCACAATTCAAAAGATATTGGGAATACTTTTTCTCAGTAACTTCAGGTGCACCAACTACTACTGATGACGTATCTAACGCTGGTGGTTCAAATGACGAAATGCATATCGTTGTTGTTGACGAAGATGGTGGCATCACAGGAACTGCTAATACTGTATTAGAAGTTTTTGAAGGTGTTTCTCAGGCTTCAGATGCAAAAGATGCACAAGGTAACAGTAACTTTTATGTAGATGTTATTTACAGAAAAAGTGAATTTATTTACTGGATGGACCACGATACAACTTTAGCAAATGCAGGTTCTAGTAAAGTAGGACAAACTTTTGATAATGCTTCAACACAAACCATTACCATTATGAATACATCACTAACAAGTGGTAACGATGGTAGTGCAATTACAAATGCACAATTAGCTACAGCTGTTGAAAAGTTCCTAGATGTTGAGAATGTTGAAATAAACTTCTTAATTACAGGTCCTTCTCAAACAGGTGCTGATGCTACTGGTGACACTTTTGCAACAAAAATTATAGATGTTGTAGAACAACGTAAAGACTGTGTGGCATTTATCTCACCTGCAAGAAGTGATGTTGTAGGAGTCACAGACCCTATACAACAAACTTTGAATGTTAAGGCGTTTGCAGACGGGCTTTCAAGTTCATCATATGCGGTTATAGATACTGGATATAAAAATATGTACGATAAGTACAATGATGTATTCAGAGCTGTACCACTAAACGGTGATATTGCAGGTCTATGTGCAAGAACTGATTTAGTCGCTGACCCGTTCTTCTCTCCAGGAGGTTTCAATAGAGGTCAAATTAGAGGAGCTGTATCTTTAGTGTTCAATCCAAATGAATCACAAAGAGATATACTCTATAAAGCTAATGTAAACCCGGTTGTTACTTTTCCAGGACAAGGAACAGTATTGTTCGGCGATAAAACATTCCAGAAGAAACCAAGTGCATTCGATAGAATAAACGTAAGAAGATTATTCTTACTTTTAGAGAAAGCAATTTCTACTGCTGCTAAATTCCAACTCTTTGAGTTCAACGATGAATTTACAAGAGCACAATTTAGAAATCTAGTAGAACCTTTCCTAAGAGATGTGCAAGGTAGAAGAGGAATCACAGACTTTTCAGTAGTTTGTGACGATACAAATAACACAGGTGAAGTTATTGACAGAAACGAGTTTGTTGCAGATATATTTGTAAAACCTGCTCGTTCAATTAACTTTATCAAACTAAACTTTATAGCTACACGAACTGGTGTTGCGTTTAGTGAAGTTGCAGGGGCATAGGAGGAAATAGATGGCTGAAATCGGAAGTTTTTTATCTAAGCTCAAAGGCGGTGGAGCTAGAAGTAATCAGTTTAAAGTAACTATGCCGTTCCCTGGTTTTGCTGCTACAGGTGGTGAAACTGAAAGTATGGCATTTTTATGTAAAGCTACATCAATACCTGAGTCAACAGTAGGCGAAGTTTTAGTTCCTTTCAGAGGTAGAAATATTTACCTTGCAGGAGATAGAACATTTGCTACTTGGGACACAACTATTATTAACGATAGTGATTTCTTAATCAGAAATGCTATTGAAAGATGGTTGAATGGTATTAATAATCATTCAGATAATGAGGGATTGGTAAATCCAGTAGATTATCAAGTGGATGCGTTTGTTGACCATTTAGACAGAAACGGTAACACAATCAAGTCTTACACATTTAGAGGATTATATCCTACTAACTTACAGGCAATAACTTTGGATTATGCTGAAGCTACTGCTCTAGAAGAGTTTGTGTGTTCTTGGCGTTACCAGCACTGGGAAGCAAGCACTACTACATAATAGTAAGTGAGGAAATAATATGGCAGAGCTATTTGGCTTTACCATCACTAGAAACAAAGAGAAGGCAAGTGCGAGTCAAAACTTTACCTTGCCTTCTATTGATGACGGAGCACAAACCGTTGTTGGTGGTGGAATCATGGGTCATTACCTTGATATGGAAGGTAAAGTCCGTGATGAGGCAGATTTAATAAGAAGATATAGAGAAGTTGCAATGCAGCCTGAATGTGATATGGCTGTCGAAGATGTTGTCAACGAAGCTATCGTTAGTGACGAAAACGAACCGTCAGTTCGTTTGAATTTAGACCAACTAAACATGAACGATGGTATCAAAGAAAAAATACAAAAGGAATTCGATACAGTTTTAAGACTTTTAGAGTTTAACGAAAAAGGTCACGATATTTTTAGAAGATGGTATGTTGACGGAAGAATATACTATCACAAAATAATTAATACAAAAAACTTAAACGATGGGATTGTTGAAGTTCGATATATAGACCCTCGAAAAATTAAAAAGATGAGAGAGTTAATATCGAAGAAAAATGGTGAAAACTTTATGCCACCATCTTCTGGAAAACCAGATGAGATGATGTATAAAGATTATTTTATTTACAATGAAAAAGGTGTTGGAGGTTCTGCTTCTGAGGGTGGTATGAAAATATCGCCAGACTCAATAGCATTCTGTCCGTCAGGTTTAATTGACCAACAAAAAAATCTTGTTATGTCTTATTTACATAAGGCAATCAAACCTGTTAATCAATTAAGAATGATTGAAGATAGTGTTGTTATATACAGAATATCTAGAGCACCTGAAAGAAGAATTTTTTACATTGATGTAGGTAATCTGCCTAAAATTAAAGCAGAACAATATCTCAAAGATGTAATGAACAGATATAGAAATAAACTTGTTTACGATGCAAGTACAGGTGAGATAAGAGATGATAGACAATATATGTCTATGCTCGAAGATTTTTGGCTACCAAGAAGAGAAGGTGGTCGAGGAACTGAAATCACTACACTAGCAGGTGGACAGAATTTAGGTGAGATAGACGATATAAAATACTTTCAACAAAAATTATATCGTTCTCTTAATGTACCAGTTTCTAGACTCGAGGCAGAGTCAGGATTTAGTTTAGGTAGAGCCACTGAAATAACTAGAGATGAATTGAAGTTTACAAAATATATTGCTAGACTTCGTAAAAAATTCGTTATTTTATTTCACGACTTACTTAAAACTCAACTGATATTAAAAAACATTGTGACTCCAGATGATTGGGAAACTCAAATGTCTGAATTTATTAAGTATGATTTCGTACAAGACGGATATTCTCTC